GCTCTCGTCCAATAGTGCAACCATTGCAACGTGTACAATGTCTAAGCCGTCTCCCAGTGTCTGCTGTGACAGTTTGTTGTAAGCATATCTGTAATCACTGTCTTTCGTTTTGGTCTGTCTGTCTCCATCTTCGTTGTACACTGTTGTGAACGCTTGTGTGCAACTGTAGTCAATGTTTGCTAGTGTGTTCTTGTCTCTGTAGATACTTCTTTTCACTTCGTCAAGTTGAGTATTGCAACCGCTGTTGCTGACCTGTCCGTCCTTGCGTCCTTTTCGTTGTGGGTCAAGACACTTTTTAATAACAGAGTATGCAACCGCTGTTGCTAGTTCGTCCAATACATTAGAAAATGTAACGCTTGTCTTGTCGTTGTTGTATTCCTTTTCGTACTGTCTTAAAAGGTCTGTAAAGTTTCTTGTCTCTGTTGTGGTTGTTTTGGCTGTCTGCTGTTTTGTCATGTCGCTTTTCTCCTTTTCTTTGAATTGGTTGTTATGTGGTTGTTGTAATATATAAAAATATATCTTGGAACTATAACATAACATGAATTGTTATAGATGTCAAGCTAATTCTATAACGTTTCATTTTCTAACCGTTCCCCACTAGGAAACTTTTTCAGAGTCCTTGCGTCTATGTTCTCTTTTCCCACTACAGCACATAGGGGCGGTGGTTATGGTATTTTTGTCTGCTGTCAGATTATACTATAAGGAAGTCGCTTCATCTCCCACATACAGCTTAAACCTCCAAAATCAGCATTCTTTCACAAAGGCTCACCGCTGGTTATTGGATTTTCTTATGCTCCTTTTTAAATCAATAGATAGCTATCCAATAAGAAAAGACGGTAACCAGCGAGCCTGATCCTGCAAATTATTTACTTGCAAAATTCATGCTAATTATATTATTTGCATATTGACTTTTCTTGCATGCAATGTTATAATAATTATGCTAAATAAATAATCTGCTTGTTTCCATTGCAGATTTTTCTTTTTGGATTGTAATGCTAATTATATTATTTACAATGTTGAATCTGCTTTGTGTTTAACGCTCTATCATGTAGCTGTTGTATCAAAAGCAAAGATGGTGTTTTTCTTTTCTTTAGTTATTATGAACACACCTGTAACTTACTGAGCGTCAGCAGATTACAAAAAATTCTACAACTTTTAAGTTGTAAAATGGCAAATAAAAGGTGTAAAAGGGAGGTTTAAAATGATCCAAGTTTGTGATGCGATCATGGGTACTGGGAAGTCCAGTGCTGCTATCACGTATATGAATGAGCATCGAAATGAAAAGTTCATATACATAACACCGTACTTGGAAGAAGCTGAGCGAATCAAGAATGGATGCAAGGACATGCACTTCATAGAACCAAGCGACAAGCTGAAACAGTACGAATTCAAAAAAGGAGTACACACTGCTGCTCTGATTAAACAGGGTAAGAATATCACTACCACACATCAGGCATTTAAGATGTATACGGAAGATATGCTGGATGACATCAAGAGGTATGGGTATCGTCTGATTATCGATGAGAACGTAGATGTGCTTGAGAAGTATGATTTCCACCCAGACGATATGCAGCTTGCTATTGATTCTGGACTAATTACAAAAGAGGAAGATACATACTCTCTTGCTAAGGAAGATTATAATGGCAGGCTATATCATGAGCTGCGACAGTTCTTAAAGGTACGACAGCTGATCCAGATGGACGATACGTCTGGTACGCATTTATTCTACTGGGTGCTTCCGCCGGAACTGATTACTTCGTTCAGGGATGTAATTATATTGACCTATCTATTTGAGGGGCAATCACTGCATCATTTTTTGGAGATGTATCAACTCCCATATCAATACATAGGTATCCATAAGGATGATGATGGCGAATATAGTTTCTGTGAGTATCCAGGCTATACGCCGAAGTATGTGAGTCATCTTAAAGAAATGATTCACATACTGGATAATGAAAAACTAAATAGCATCGGGGATAGCTACCATGCATTATCAATGAGCTGGTTTGAAAAAGACGATGACTTAGTAACGAAGTTGAGGAATAATGTCAATAACTGCATCAATAATATCTGGAGAGATATGCCAGCATCAGAAAAGATGTGGGGAACATTCAATGACTGCCGGAGCAAGATCAGTGGAAAGGGATATACGAAATCATTTCTGCGATTCAATATGAAAGCTACGAACCAATACAGGAACCGGCATTACATGATTTACTTGGTCAACCTATTTATGAATGTTGGTGAGAAGACATTCTATCATAAACATGGCATCGAAGCAGATAATGACATGTACGCACTGTCTATTATGGTTCAGTGGATATGGCGATCTGCAATTCGTGATGGCGATGAGATATATTTATACATACCGAGCAGAAGAATGAGAACACTGCTTGAAAACTGGATTGAAACAGCATCAAAAGGAGGAAATACAATCAATGAAGCGTAAATGTAATAACTGTGTATATAGAGATAACTGCAAAGAAACAATACCTTGCGAGGATTTTTATCCGGTAGATGACGACTACCCAACAGATCGTATGGTAGAGAGAATGATTGAGGACGGTCGTTCTGAGTACGAAGATGCGTGGCGTAGCTATATCAATGAATTTGCTCATTAAAATATCATATCATGCTAATAATATAATTTACTGAAATGAGGTGTTGAAAATTAGCAAGCAACTTACTTGTCAAAAATTTATTTACAAACTACATAGTAGCCGCCTACGGAAACATCGTTGGCGGCTGACATTACCAATCGAAGAAGCTAGACGTAATGAAGAAGTGATATCTCTCGCTGATAGTCAGACACTGCGTTGGATTGACTTCTTAAATGATATTACAGATGCGGACGCAGAAGCCAAAAAGATTAAGGAAGAAATCAAGAGTCTTCGCTCCGCACCAAATAATGTAAAGAACAGACATGCAATAAAGAAACTGTATGAGGATTTGGATCACCTGCAGTATAAACCAGATTACATCACTCTAATTATCGATAAGGAAAAAGACTACTACCGTGCGTGTAAAGGATTCCAGATCAATGGTGTGAAATACAGACGACTGCTTGGAACTAATGGTGGAATTAAAAACAGCACTATTGTATTCGTGAGCGAAGAAGTCTCCGATGAACTACATCGCAGAATTACAAATGGGCGCAACCAAGAGAAGAGATTGGTTACTGCAAAACTCGAAGCTTATCAAGCTCTGACATGCAGTGCGTCTACTCCTGTTTCATTCCCAAAAGGAATTGCGGTTGTGAATGACTGTGAAACCTCTTTCCTATCAGATATCGTTCATTTAACTGATGAGTGCGACGGAGAGCCAATCATGGAGTTAAAAGAGAAGCAAAAAGTTGACCTCGATGCGTCAGACGGTTTTGGTATGATACTACCGTCCCTCGCAGAACGCTGGAGCAATGAGCTTGGACTTGACTATACCATAAGCGGAGCAAATACAAGATTCTCATTTGAGAAAGGAATGGCTTTCACTTTTGACTATGTGGATTTTGCGGATAAGGTAGCTGACGGCAAATACATTATCAAGGATGCATGGGGAAACGATTTCGATGTTCGTGATGTAGAGTTGATATTAACTACTTCAATGGTAAAGCTTTGGGACAGTTATGATAGTTGCGAAGATTATGTAAAGAATTCACTCTCAAACGGGTATACATTTGGAATCGCTAAGACATGTCCAAAGGAACTAGAGAGTGAACATTCATTGAATTATCAGTTCATCCAGAGTTATGACCTGTCTGATGATGAGATTGAAGAACTGATTGCTCCGACAATGAACGAAATTAAAGATGTTCTGCATGGAGACTGGCGCAAAACTGTTCTTTTCTTAAAAGGAATTGGAATGAATGAATCCAATATCGAAAGATTAGACGATGATTTCGTAAAGGCAATCATGATTGATAACCGTATGATTGACGACCCGTTTATTCAAAATGCGGTATATCAGTTAATCAAGAATCGCATCGACGAGGCAAAAGTTGGTGTTCTCAAGGTTCATGGTAATTACTCTATTGTATCCGGCGACCCATATGCACTGTGTCAGAGCATGTTTGGTTTAGAAGTGACTGGTCTTTTAAAGGCTGGAGAAATATACAACAAATACTGGAGAGACTACAGATCTGAGAAGCTTGCTTGCTTTCGTGCTCCAAT